GTTTCCGCTTGATAGGGAATTTGAAATAACATGCCGTGCTTAAATGCTCCATGTTATACTTTAGACCCTAACCCCCCCCATTGAAAACACAACTATATATATAATACGATGATTGGAGATATAAGACCATTTGGCTATTTTGATGAAGAACGTATTATTAGGACGACACCCGTCCGTGAACAACTCAGGTCGTATGAGGAGTCCAAAAGGGTAAAACAAATTTTCGAGCGGAAGTGCAAGAACGTTATCAAGTTCATTTTTCCACCTTTCAAGTTTCGTGCTTGGAGAGATAGGTGGTTTGGTCGTACAGTTGATCCTGAGATTAACGAGGATGGCCAAGAACTTATTGACGCGATTGACGATAGTGTGTACGATGACATGTTGGAACACGGGTTTGAACCTGATATGCATTCAACACGAGGGCACTATTCATATATTTCACATGTTGTGAAATTGTGTAAGCAAGAAAATCCCGGTATTCATTTGATTGAAAACCTGTCCACTAGATTAGTTGCTGAGCGCTGGCTCGCTATGGCAATGAAGGACCACGGTATGCGGCCATCCCACATAGATGAGATGTTACCACTGGCTGTGGAGGCAGTTTTCATTCCTACGAAACATCAAGTCCGCGCTAAGAAGTTGCGGCAATCCCGTCCTGTTGCGTTACGACTTGAGGAGGCAAATACTAGGTATCAAACTAGGACAGCTCCTTGGTTGTTTAACTGGTTCGGGTCTGTTGTCCACAGACCTGATCCGGGAGCAGCATGACGAGGCCTATGCAAGCTACCTGGTGTCCCCTGTGAGCCGTCCACGGCTCCTGACATCGAGTCCCTAAAGGTAGTGAAGCACAGGAAAAGGGCATGTAAACCGAAGGCAACATTCTGTTTTACCGGAGTGTCGAGTGGAGGCAATTACTCAGTTTACAACAATTCTGTTGACACAATAGAGAAGGCACTAAAAGAGCGTGTTTTCCTCGTATGCGAAAAAGGCAAGTGGAGGACCCCTTTTAGACCCTCGGTAGCGCAATTTAGATCTAAAACCAACTTGTTCACCCATAGATTTTCAAAAGAGGCTCGTTATACCACCCCGATGAAAGCTGAAGCATTTGCCCAGCTATACCAGGGTCGCAAACGTACTTTGCTTGAGAAAGCAATTGAGGCGAATAACAAGTGGGGTTTCACTGACAAAAGTGCAATTGTTAGAGCATTTGTTAAACATGAAAAATATCTGTTTAGTAGATCCAAAATTCCAATACCACGATTGATCCAACCTCGGGATCACCGTTATATTGTTGAAACAGGTAGGTACATCAAACCTATAGAAAAATTGATATATAAAGGAATTGATACAGTGTTCAAGTCCAAAACAGTCTTCAAAGGTTTAAATATGGAGGATCGCGGAAACTTACTTAAAACTAAGTGGGATCGGTTCAAACGACCTGTGGCTGTTGGGCTTGACGCATCCAAGTTTGATCGACACGTCAGTAACGCTGCATTGTTTTGGGAACATTCTGTGTATATGAAGTTCTATCCTGGAGATAGATATTTCAAACACTTAATGTCACTACAACGAAAGAATGTGGGACGTGCCCAGTTGCCTGATGGTAGTGTTTCTTATGAAACTATACACAATCGGATGTCTGGTGACAGTAACACATCACTTGGAAATGTATTGATTATGTGTGCTCTAATCTACGATTATCTGATGACGAAAGGAATTAATGCAGAACTTGCTAACGACGGCGATGACTGCCAATTAATCCTAGAGTCTGACGATTTGGGATTGTTAGGGGACATTGAGCTCTGGTTCAGAGACGCTGGTTTCATTCTTGTGACTGAAACCCCTGTATACGTATTTGAACACATTGAGTTCTGTCAGTCAAAACCAATTATGAATTACGAGGGTGGGTATACCATGGTTCGTGACGTCAGGAAATCCTTGGGAAAGGATGCTGTCGCTCTCAAACCTCTTGATAACGCGAATATCAAGAAAATGTGGTTGGCCGCCGTTGGTGAGGGTGGTATGGCTCTTACATCTGGAATGCCTGTGGTGCAGAGCTACTACCAGATGTTCAAGAGAAACTCCCAAGGTGCGAAGGTCTTAAAAGATATAACGTTGGATGGTGGATTTTTCCGTCTGTCCAAAGGTATGTCATCAACTTTCAGAGAACCTACACCACAAACTCGTCTAAGTTTTTGGTTGGCATTTGGTATAAATCCAGTTCAGCAATATGCGCTGGAGGCCTATTATGATGCCCTCACACTAACAGAAGGTACATTGGAAGATCGTTATGCGATCATTCCAATTGACTAAGCTGTGTCGACAAGGAAAAGTCGTTAACACCCGGCCAACACTGCATGGTCGTAAATTGGGTCGCATGGTGTAATTGCCCAAAACTCATTAGAGTGCTAACAAGAATGCCAAGAGACTGCACGGAGCTCCAATATGTTATCATGTGATGCACAGTCCCGCTTTGGTATGCGGTATCCAATACAATGCCAAGCAAAAGAAACCGTACTAAAAATACGAAGAAGGTGGCTAACCTTGCTGATAAACAGAAAATAGCACAACTAACTAAACAAGTTCAACTAATGAAGCTTGCTAAAACTAAGAAACCAACCCCGTTTTCGGATACCGGAGGTATGATTGGAAAGGCCGCTGGCGGTCTTTTCGGGCGAGCGGATCTTGGGTCATCGATTGGTCGGTGGCTTGGATCTGGTATCGGCTCTATCTTTGGTTCAGGAGACTATACAATGACTGGAACAAACCCCAGTTATAACGTATTGACTAACTCGAAACAAATACCACAGTTTTCGTCAACACATGCAACCAACATTGTTTGTCATAGAGAGTATCTTGGGGATATCCAAGGCACTTCGTCATTCAATAATATTGCGTATCCGTTGAACCCTGGATTGTCTCAGACTTTTCCATGGCTGTCAACAGTTGCTGAGAATTACCAGGAGTATAAATTCCATGGTTTGGTGTTTGAATTTCGTCCATTGATCACTGATTTTGTAACCTCTGGAGCACCCGGTGTAGTGGTTATGGCCACCAATTATAACGCTGACTCACCTACATACTTGAATAAACAACAAATGGAGAATTCTGAATTCGCTGTTTCTGTTAAGCCAACCACTGGGTTGATGCATGGAGTAGAGTGTGAGATGGCACAAACAATATTGCCTCAAAGATATGTTCGTGCTGGTGCAGTCCCAATTGGTCAGGATTTACGATTGTACGATTATGGTTCATTCCAATTCGCTACCCAATCCAATCCTGTTCAAAATCTTGGTGAACTTTGGGTCTCCTACTGTGTTGAGTTCTTTAAACCTGTGTTACCTATCGGTGGTGGTTCAACAGCATCCGGGCATTTTTATAAGGCCGGTGTTAGCACTGTTAACCCCGTTGGAACTGGTCCACAGTTGCAATCTTCAGGAACTATCACTATTTCCACAACTGGTACAACTTTTACTTTCACAGTTATACCATCAGCTCGTTACTTAGTAACAGTTATGTGGAATGTAGCTGCCGCTGCAATTACGTTACCAACCAGCACTGTCTCTGGTAACGCTGCCACGTTCAATCTTCTACAGAATGACACGGCAGGATTTAATTCAGCTCCGAGTGTCGCTGCTACAACATCAACAACAGGTGTGCAGGTAACTGCTCTGTTGGCCAATACCGTAGGTGGAAGTGTAACCTTCACCTACGCTGGCGCTAACTTCCCTGGTGGAACAGTTATTGATGTAGTGGTGTCCCAGCTTGATAGCTCAACTTCAACTTAAGTAGTTGTAGACAAGGAAAAGTCTTTAAAACCCCTTCCGGAGGTAACCGATGACCTACAACTGCCGTGTTAACCTACCGTGTGCTTGGGTGAGAATTCCTCGTTGAGCTAGTGGCAGAAATGGATTACGACCATAGGTTTTGGAGTACATTGCTTTGGAAGCACCCGTCATGGAATTGACAGTTGGAAATAACTATATAACCCGACACCCCAAATGGGACGCTAGGAGTGGAAAACCTTAGTTCACCATTTGAAATATGGTACCGTCATATCGTGGGGAGGCTAGCTCGAGGTAGTGAGCTGCTGGGAAACCAGTGTAAGTGAAGTACAACACTATAAATACTACGCTGTGGAGGAATGGAGGACCACGTGGCGGATCGCCAGTCAAACGAATCACGTTCGGTTTACGAGAAAACCCGTACTGTATACACGAACAGTAATGCTGAGGAGGAACCTAGAGGGAGTCACCGAATCTGTAGGGATGATGGTGACGGGCCGAGCAACAAAGTGTGGCGTTGTAGGTCATATATTTATCAGGA